TCGGGACCATCCAGTCCGGTTATGAGAACCGGATGGTTGGTGGCACCAAGATCTGCCCATCGCCACTGCACGGCCTTATTTTCGAACCCACCACCGCGCCCGCCGTGCTATCTCAAGCCGACTACCGCATGACCAACGAGGATCGAGCCATAGCCCACCGCAACATCGAGAAGTATGGCAAGATTCCGATTCCTTTTCCTCTTGAGCTCTATGAAGCTGTTCACAGCTCCATGCTCGAGGAGATCGACTCCTGGAATCCCACCGGCCCTCGCCGAGTTTTCACCATCGAAGAAGCGATAGCCGGCATGCACGACGCCGAGCATCACGACTCCGTAAATCCGCAGACATCCGCCGGTTTTCCTTATGCCAAGTGGAAGCTCTTCAACACGAAGGGCAAGGAAACTTACATCCGTTTCGACGAGGAGACCGAGCTTTGGATGCTCCGCGACGACAATCAACCTGCTCGGCAACTTCGAGCTGACGTCGAGGAGCTCATCACCCTCGCACGTTGCTCCAAGCGTTTTCCATCCAACTGGACGCCTACGCTGAAAGACGAGCGGCGAACTCTCGACAAGATCGCTGCAGGCAAGACCCGTATCTTCACCATGGGCAATTTTGCCTACACGCTCGCCTTTCGCATGTACTGCCACGCCTTCGCCGCTGCCTTCTACAAGAGCTGGTTCGACAGCTTCAGCGCTGTCAGCATTGATCCATACAGCTCTGAGTGGACACATCTTGTCCACCACCTCCAGCGAGTTTCCAGCTACGGTTTTGCTGGCGACTATTCCAACTACGACGGGTCCATCCCGCCACAGATGCATAAGTCGCTTTGCGATGCCACCAACCGCTGGTACAACGACACGGCTGAAGACCGCCAAGTCCGCGCCGTTCTCTTCGACGAGGCGTGCCATTGCATCCATCTGCTTGGCGACGTCGTCTACGCGACTACACACGGAAACCCTTCCGGTTTCCCATGGACTGTCATCCTGAACACGTGGGCCGGCGAGTTCTTCCTCCGAATCGCCTGGCTAGACAACGCGCCCATCGAGCTCCGAAACATCGTAGCATACAAGGAACACGTCGCCTCTAAGATCTATGGTGACGACAACATCGTCGCCGTTTCTCCTGAGGCGTTGCGTTTCTTCAACTTGCTCACCGTTTCGAAGACGCTCGCTCGCTACAACATCACGTACACGATGCCCGACAAAGTGTCGCTTCCACGGCCATATGCCGAGCTCACCGATTGGACGTTTCTCAAGAACGGCTTCAAGCGGCATGGCTCGCAGTGGCACGCGACACTCGACAAGAACACGATCCAGGAGCTCACCAACTGGATACATCGCACCGACGAACCACTCGAACAGTGCGTCTGCAATTGCCAGGTCGCTCTTCGCATGGCCTACTTTCACGGTAGGACATACTCTGACGATCTGCGCAAGCGCATTCGCACGGCCTTCCTTTCCATCGGCCACAATCCCACGCTCTTCACCTACGACGAAGTCGCTCTCGACATTGCCGTGAAGAACGGTAAAATGCGAGAACGCTGGGCCATCCTTCCACTGGCGGAAGGGGAAGCCCAAGGAACGGAAGCCAGAATCCCGACAGGACTCAGCGATACCGGAAGAATCGACTGCACAGCACTGAGTGTTGCTTCCCGCGCCAACCAGGATTATGAAGTCATGATTCGCTCTGACCTGGGTAACTCCTGGAAGAAGGACCTCACTCGGAGACGCGCGATTGCCAGGCCTGACACCGCGCCCGATAAGCCTCTGCCCGTTCTACGAACGTTGATTGGCATGCCTCGGATCAAGTCTTACGGCGTTCATGATGCACAAATGGCGCAACAAATCGAATCCATGCCCAACTTCCGCAAGTTACACGCTCACCGCATGCTAGCGCGCGAACGCCAAGCGTGCGCGCGATGGCGACAGTATTTCACCGCCCGTGATCGTTTCACCATCCTCACGGCTTACTGCGCCATCGCATGCTGCAATCCCGCCATCGGAGCCTTCGTCCCGTTCGTCATCCACCTCATGTTCAACGCACTTGAAGGGGGAGCAATCCCTCTTGAGTTCGGAGAACCGCAGGGTGAAGAGACCACCGACACCACGCAAGAGCCGTTACTCGCAACGAACACCGACCCGCTTGCCGCCGCATCTGGCACGGGAGCCGTCGGAGACGTCGCCACGCTTGCCGTGGCCTCCGGCTCCGGTGCTTCCCTGCCTCTTGGCGGCGCACCCGTCGCGGCCGAACAACCGTGGTCCTACGAGATGGCGGTTGGAAGAGATAACCTCTTCGCTTCCATCTCGTGGCTTACATCTGTCACCACGCCGCTCACGATCATCAACATGTTCCACCTGCCTGCGGACGCCTTATCCAACAGCTTGAACACTCACCCGTTCGAGAACTACCAGACTTGGAAAGGCGACATCAAACTCAAGTTCCGCGTCACCGGCAACGAGTATTACTACGGCAAGCTTCTCGTTGTCGCTATCCCGTTCGACATCACGCAGACGACGAACCTATCCAACAAAGCTAGCCTGCTCCAATA